GCACGACAGTTTCAGTCAGAGCCGCTGTGCCAACAGTTGAGCGATTGGCGGTAGGGGTAGCGAACTGAGTGTCGTAGGGCAGAACTGTGTCAACTGAGGCAGTAGGCTTGAGCCACTTGTCGAGACCACGGGTGAGGTAGGCGTTTGTGCCGTTGTCGAGTTGAGCCCCCTGCGTACCGCAGAAAGTGGACTCCATGTCACGCTTTAGGGCTTGGATGCCCTTGGCAACATTGTTCGCCAGTTCGTCACGCACACCAGCGACTGTGGAGATATCCTGTGTCAGAGGGGAGACACGGACGGCTCTACGGAAGATTTGGATGTAGTTGCTGAGTTCAGCACGATAGGTTGTGCCGCCATCCTTGACATAGTTTTCATAGGAGGTGACATCTGTGCCATCGACTGTACCCGTTGTCTTCGGAGTCGGGAGGCGGTCAGCCTGCCATCTGAAAAGGGTATTGCCAGGTTTTGAACCTTTCTTAGCCATCGATGTGAAAGGAGTATCCTTAGCATCGACCAGCGAGATGAGGTCAGCGAGTTCTTCTCTCTTGCCAGACGAGAAGGAGGGTTCTGTGAGATTAGCCATAGTAGTATATAGGTTTTAGGGTTTGATTACAGGAATCGGTTAGCGATAATAGATTGAAGGTCGTCTCTGGAGCCAGTAGCACCGAAACGCTTTTGAGCATCACGAACCTTGGCCTCTTGTGGAGGAACATAGGCAGGAGTTGCTGTACGCTTCGGTTGAGCAGATGCTTGTCTTGTAGGTTGTGACGGAGTACGCTTAGTTGCCGTTTCACGGGTCTTAACGCCTCTGATATAGTCACCAAGCACCATCTTGTAATCGGGGAATCTGGTAATTTCGGGGAAATGCTTGAGGAACGAGTCAGCGATTTGACGCTCACTTGAACTCTTGTCTTTCCACCACGGGTATTCTTTGTTAGCCACTTGGTCAATCTGTGAGAATTGCTCAATGTACTTGGCTCTGGCTGGGAGATGTTCTTCAAGAGCATCAAGGGCTTTAACCTTGATTCTTCTGACATCCTCAGAGGAATAATCCGTTTCGTTACCATTATTATCCGTTACAGTTGCACCATCGGGGTTCATTTCGCACCAGCGTCTAATCTGTTTGGCTTGTTCAGCCTCACGATTCACTTGTTCAAGTGTATTCAGATTTGTGTACGGATTGTCGGATTTAGGAGTCTGTGCTGGCTTGTTAGCCTCTTGCGACAGTCTCTCCACTTCTTCCTTCAATCTTTCTACTTCTGCTTCCGCTTCTCTCCGTTTGGCAGAGAGTTTGTCAATGCGTTTCTTGACACCCTTTGGCAGTCCACGCTCAAGTTCATCATCTTCAGACTTGGTTTCTTCGGTTTCCTCGGAGTCTTCTGACTGTTCTTGTTCGCTTTCTGTATTGGTTTCCTGTGAAAGAACTTCACTATCTTCTTCGGAGGTCGCTTGACCCTCCGTGTCGGTCTGTTTCTGGGAGTCCGACTCCTCCGCTACTTCCTCGCCTCCTAGGAAGGACTCGCCAATGATATCGGCAAGTTTTGACTGGTCAAAGGCAGGGGCTTTGCCTTCGTTTTGCGTGGGGTTGTTTGATTCCGTCCCAAGGTCGGATTGATTTTCTGTATTCATTAGAGAAAGGTCTAAAGTCCTATTTTTGTATAGCAGGGTTTTATAGTCCCAGAACTAAGGGTAAATTCTTTACAAACTTAACCTATGCAAGTGTAAACTGTGTTTTGTACCATTTTCACACGAAACATCTCACTCAGTTCTACCAATATCCTTAAGAACTGCGTCTCTTGTGGTCAATAAGACCGCCTTAAAGGAATTAAGGGCTTCGGCTCTACCGCAATGGTAAGCCCTGTCTTCGCCCTTGTTTTCCTTAGCGAGAGCGTATGCCGTCTCGGATTCGATAGACGCATCGAGCAACATAAGGGTAGCCTTCCAAAGAGGACTCTGATTATCGAATGCAAAGCCGTGAATAATTTCTTGTGGTAGCATAGATTACATTCCCATCTGGGGTTCCTGTTGCTTCTGCATCTCTTCCGCTTGCTGGAGTTGACCCTGCATAGCATCAGCCGCCTGTTGACCGACTGGCGTAACGCCTGTGCGACCAATCTGCTTGTTCTGTTGTTGGCTGATAGACATCTGGAGATTCTTGATGTAGTTCTCAAGCAATGCACGGAAGTGCTGGTCTTGTTGCATCTGCTGTTGAGCCTTCGGGTTCTTGCCAACGATGTCTTGGATGTACTGCAACTTGGTCTGGGCTGTTGGGTCGTTCTCGACATAGTTAGCCTCGTTACCTAACATCATTAGGCCGATATCAGATTGGATATCCTTATACATCAACTGAGAGGCACTAGACTGGTCAACGATGAGGTCTTTAGCCTTGTCTGGGTCGATAGCCTCAATAGCCGCACGAACTAACTTGCTCTTGTCGATAACACCAGCGGAGTCCAGCGGCATCACGAACTGCATAATCGCTTGTAACTTCTGCATCACGAAATCGGTGTCGATTTCTCTGACATCGTACTTAATCTGGAAGTCGTACTGATTGCTGATAGACGACATATTCTGAGCCATCTGAGCGTTGGTGATTGATTCGACTTCAGCAGGGTCAAGGTACTGTAAGCACAGGCTGAACAGCATATTGTAGGTCTCGCTCCAGACATCCAACCAGTTGTTCACAATGAACTGCTGAGTCATCTGTGTACGCTGAGGCTGGATGTTTGGGTGATAGATGCCGAAGTAAGCGGCATGGTTCTGCTCAACGATGTTGATGAGATTAAAAGCCGTCTGCGTCTCCGACTGCGGAGGAGTCATAAACTTGTAGTCATCTGGAGTTGTGACAGGCAGGTGAAGCCCCGGAGCAATCTTATTGATACCACCCAGTCGCTTCTTAACGAGGATAGGAGGCATCGTGGTGAAAGCCGTGCGGTCACGAATAGAGTCGTGCTGTGCCTTGATTTCAAACTGGTCTGTCATGGCGACCTCGGGAACGCCACGGGACTCTTGGATAGGTCTGCGGAGATGCTCTCTGCGATAGATAACAAACGGGTACTTGTTGTGAGCATCGCCAAGGAGTTCGTGGCTGGCGTAGATATCGCTACCAGCACGGGGACAAAAGATAGTGCAGTAAATGCCCTGTGTGCCGTCTTCGTTGATAAGTCGGCTGTAGGCATAGACGACCTCAATCAAATGCATATTGCGGTTAATCTGGTAGTTAATCAGCGTAGCCGCAGGAAGGATGTTCGGGTCGTGGAAGTTACTACGCAGACCAGCAACGCTGACCGCTTGATTAACGAAGTCTTCGCTCCAGTCGTATTGAGCCGCTTGTGAGCGAATCTCCATTTCTGTCATAAACACTCTGCGGAAAATGACTCTGGCGTTCTGGATATCGATGGTCTCTGGCGGGAATGAAATCTCGTCAAAGGGTTTAAGAGCCGTGACAGACGGAAGGTTCTTAGAGGTATAAGCCTGTGGGAACTCAGCCTTGCCTGTTTCTCTGAGGCTACGGACGGCCTTCTTGATGTCCTTTGGGTTCACATCCGTGATATACTGGGAGATGAGGTCAATAGCGTACTCCTCTTGTTCCTCCTGCATAATAGCGGTAGAAAGGTCAGCCAACGATGAGCCAGACTGCTTGGCTTGCTCGGAGAGTTGCATGATTTCTTCCATTCGGATGACTTGATTGCGGAATGCGGTTTCCTGCTCCCAAAGGATGTGTAAAGCAGACCAGCCGTATTGCTGTGTGTACTGGGCGAGCAGTTCCGCTTCAGAACGGAGTTCCTGTCGCATCTTAGACTGGGTAAGCCAGTCCATAAGGATGTTAGCGGAGCCAGCGAAGTCGTAGTCGTTGTATTCAGTACCCTTGACCTTGACCTTACAGCGGTCAAAGGTGGTCATCAGCATCGCAACGATGTCATTGATTGTGCGGTCAACCAGACGGCAACGGACATCAGAAGCACCCTCAAATGGAAAGGCGGCATCGCCCTCCATGCGGGATGTCGAGTGCTTTTTGCCATCGGATGTCTGACCAGCCCAGCGGGAGAGACGAATATCGTCATTCTCCATGATATTAGCGACATTGCCGCCATTTTGTGTGGAACGATTGTATTCCTGCCAAAGATACGGGATATCTGGCTTGCTCGTAGCGTAGACCAGTTTATCTTGATTCGGATTATATTTGGTCGAAATGTTGTTCTTAGTTATGCTCATCTTTTATAAAATTGATTAAGTCGTCTCGGAAGTATCGTTTGTGACCCCCTTTTGTGGTATAGGTTCTGACAATTCCGTTGATAGCAAGGTCTTCTAATCTGCGTCTTGTCAAGCCCATAAGTAACATTGCCTTCGCTCGGGTCAAGAGGAATGGATAGTATATTTCCATTAGTAACTTCCCCCACCTGTGCCTTTCAGCGATTCTGAACTCAGAAACTCTGGATTCATTGTAATTAAATAGCGTAGGCAGTCGATTGGGTCTTTGGTTGCTCCCTTTTCCCCATCCAACCCAGTCCATTCCTTTAGGCAGTATATAAGATTTTGACATTCTTCTGAAATATAGAGTTTAGGTTTATTCAAAGGTGAAACTTCTTGACTGTAGTCGTAAGCAAAGCCGTCATTAATCATTGATACGCCCTGCTCGATGCGAATGCCAGCGGCTGGCTGGAAGTTCATGGGATGTTCTCCGTCATCAAGCATATCGATGAGGGTGACCCCTCCGTCTTCGGTCACAGCCTTAG